TGGATTAACAGCATTAAACTTTAACGACTTCGACAAACTATTTGTCGGATTCGATCGCTTGAATAAGGAACTAACAAGAAGAAACGAGGCATCACCTCTTTCTAACTATCCAAGATACAATCTAGTAGGCGTAGGAGATTCTGGTTACAGAATTGAGATGGCTCTGCCAGGTTGGTCAAAAGATAATATAGATATCAAGCAACACAAGAACAAACTTACAATTGAAGGTAAGGAAAAGCAAGAGCTAGACGCAGAGGAAACCTATATACATAAAGGACTTAGCGGAAAGACATTTAGCAGAATCTTTACATTAGGCGATTGGGTAGAAGTATCCGACGCTGGCTTCAAGAATGGAATGTTAGTTATTAATCTACAGGTGAATACACCTGAGGAAAATAAGCCGAAGAATATAACTATCGGCTAGGAGAAACCCATGCAATATGCAAAACGATTTCTTAATCGTTATGTTACTTTGCAAGCGATTCGAGAAGTTAAAGAAAAATACTGTCCCAATGGGGACACATGCGAGGTAATTGTTATGTTTATATTTATGTTTGGAACTTTGTATCTAGCGATGCTACCAATAATATGAAAATGACAGACAAAGCCTTAGCGATGTTGACACAGAGAGTTGCCTCAAGCACTAGTGCTTGGGGTGCTCGACTTACTGTAAAAGGTGGGGGCTGTGGAGGATATAGTTATGAGTTAAGTTACGCCGAGAGTCCTAACTTAACTGATAAAGTATATCAGAATATATTAGTAATAGACTTACTAAGCGAGGAGTATCTAAAAGATGCAAAAATGGATTGGGTTGTTAATGAATTGCAAGAAGAATTTGTCATCACTAACGACCAAGAAAGTGGACGCTGCGGTTGCGGCGAAAGCTTCTACATATAGGAAAAATATGAAAATAAGCGAACAAGGATTAGAACTAATCAAAGTATTTGAAGGCTGTGAGTTACAGGCATATAAATGTGCTGCTGGCGTATGGACTATCGGATATGGACACATTAAAGGCGTAAGTGAAGGTGATGAGATATCAGCTCTTACAGCTAATAGAATGTTGCAAGAAGAAATAGTAGAGTACGAAAATTATATTAATAATGGAGTAACTGTACCACTAGAACAGAATCAATTTGATGCTATGGTATCATGGGTGTATAACTTAGGTAACGGAAACCTTACCTCTAGTACACTTCTTAAAGTATTAAATGCAGGCAACTATGACGGAGTTCCAGAGCAAATTATGAGATGGAACAAAGCAGGTGGAAAAGTTTTAGAAGGATTAACAAGAAGAAGACAGGCAGAAGCCGATATGTTTTCTAATGGTAATTAAGTTTAACGACAAGGAGTACCGCATCTCGCAAGAGATGTGGGACGCAATGAACCAACATGCTATGGAAAGAGACATGACCATTGATGAGTACATAGCAGAAGCATTTACAAAATTAAAGGAGCAAGGCAATGTTACAAGACACTAATGAATTTATAGTTTTTTCACACTATCAAAAAGATAGTAAGAAAGCCACGGTAGTTAAACAGAGAGAAAAAGGTTATTGGGGAGTTCATATGTCAGTAGATGACAAAAAAGGACTACTAGAATGGTACCCAACGCACAGTGAAACTTGGGCAGAGAATGTGGCAGAGAACTTCGTAGAAGGTATTAGGCAAATATAATGAATGAAGCAGAAGTACTAAGAAATGAGATAGCTTCTATGCAAAAGCAATTAAATGGTGCGTTCAAAAGAATCAACGAATTAGTTGCAGAGAAAGATGATTTATTACACCAACTTTTTGAAGAACAGTGTAAAACAAGGTATGGTGATAATCTACCAGATTTAGACTAATGGACAATACCAAAACATGGCAGAAAAACAGTGATGAGTGGGTCGAAATGATGCACAAAAGTAATGAAAGGAAACAGAAAAGAATGAGAGAACAAGGATACAAAGTAGAGATTATATTTACACAGTCTTTAGAAGAAGGTGACCCGTTTGATTGGATAGCAGAAGCTATGACACAAGGGCATTTTAAAGATAAAACTAATACTATCCATGCCACATCAGTAGCCCCTATAGATTTGGAGGGTGATGAGTATAAATGGTTAAGAGATGCCAGAAATTAGATTAAAGAATCTAAAATTAGCATTATCAATGGTTCTGAAGAACCAGACGAACCAAAGTCCAAGTGTTTGGGCACAGCTTGAGAAGGAAGTCCTAGACTTACGATCAAGAATAGAGGAGACTAAATGTCAAATCAAGAAAAATTCAGCGGAGACATGAGCCGTAACGAGGTCGAAATCGACCTTAACAAATTCATGGCAATGGTTTCAGAGATTGGCGAATTAAAGGCTAAGATAATGGAACTAGAGAATGATAAGGCGCCCGACAACCCCTGGCAGAAATGGATATGGTTGTCAAACATGATTGATGCGTGGAGAATATTCCCTAGAGCATTTTTAAGTGTGTATATTATACTACTTTATAAATGTACTATATGGTTTATGGATTTACCAGCACCAACATTTGAACAGTCAGGATTGATTTCAGTAGTAGTAGGAGCAGGCGCAGCTTGGTTTGGACTATACGCAGGAACGGCAAAAGACAAAATTAACGGCAATTAAGTAATATGGTACAGGTTTTTGACAACACATTGATGGAAAATGCTAGAGAACAGATTTATATGTTCTGCACTACCGCCAATTATTCAATAGGTTGGGGTGATAACTCCACTTTTGAAACACGTCAATACCCTTGCTTGCACCATACACTTACCACAAAAGAATGGAGAGAGTTAGCTTTTTTAGAAAACATGGTCAATACTGACTTAATGGCAAAACTAGAAGGTTTAAAGTTTGATAGTGCAACTATTAACCTCTCTTTCCCTTCCTCAATCAATTTCCCTCATACTCATGGGGGTAGCACAGTCCTTGTGTACGATATAAACCCAGATTGGAAAAACGAATATTATGGAGAAACAATATTTTATGATGATACTATGGAAGAAGCTACAAAAAGCGTGCTATACAAGCAAAATCGCTCAATACTTTTTGATGGGATTACGCCTCATAGTATAAGACCAACATCTCATATAGCTCCGCAGTACAGATTTACTCTCGGAATCTTTTTCACACAACCCAACTTTATAGAAGAAGCAAAAAATATTACTTGACACAGTCCTCAAAATTTAGTATAATAGTCATATGAATTTATTTTACTTAGACGACGATTTAGACAAATGCGCAGAATACCATGTGGACAAACACATAGTAAAAATGCCTTTAGAAGTTGCACAAATCCTATGTACTAGCATATGGATAGACAAGTTTTTAGGTTTTGTACCCAGAGCTTTAGACAAAGAAGAAAGAGATATACTTAACACAGAGAAAGCTAAGATAAAACACTTACCACCAGAAGAAAGACCAATCACACCTTATCTACCTATGATGTATAACCACCCATGCACAATTTGGGCACGTTCATCTTTAGATAACCACGAGTGGACACATTGCTATGGTAATGCTTTAAATGATGAGTATAGATATAGATATGGCAAAGAACATAAGTCCATACATGAAGTAGTAAATAAATTACCAGAACCAGTACATATGCAACGAGTGGGGTTTACACAGTTTGGGCTAGCAATGCCAGACGACCTTAAAGATTATGATAATCCTGTACAATCTTACAGAGATTACTACCACTTAGATAAAGCTACTTTTGCAAGTTGGAAATACAGAGATAAACCACATTGGTGGAATGAGGACTACGCAGATTATGAGAATCGTATTACAAGAACAGCCTAGATTATCAGTATACTTTCCAGAGCATTGGACAGATTTACAAGTAGACACTTGGTTAGCCAAGTGGTACAACAACAACAACCAAACACATTAAGGACAAGACATGACAGAAGAAAAATTTAACGATTACGCAAGATTCGTAAACACAACAACCTCAGAGCTAAGTAAAAACACTTCAGCTCTAACGAAAAGAATGAACATCTTAGAAGGCACTACTAGTAGTAAAACTCTAATTGATGGAACTGTTGAAAGAACAACAGATATAAACATGGCAACACTACTAACATCAGTTATAGGTATGCTAGCAGAGAGTGGAGAGTTTGCCGAAGTAGTAAAGAAAAAATTATTCCAAGCTGACAGTCCTTTTAGTGATGATGAAATATTCCACATGAAAAGAGAACTAGGAGATGTTTTATGGTATTGGGTACAAGGCTGCACAGCTCTAGGGTTTACACCAGATGAAGTAATGGACGAGAATATTAAAAAGCTAGAAGCAAGATATCCAAATGGATTTCAAGTATCTCGTTCAGAAGTGAGAGCAGAAGGTGACATATAATGGCAAATAATGTACAATTTACAATAAATATAGAAGGATTAACTGACGAACAGTTTGATTCTCAAATTAAAACTAAAATCTTTAAAAGAAAAAACTATTCTGGAGAAGAGTATGATAGCAAAGAATTCGTAGAGATAGAACATCAACCCTTTATGAATAACGTAGAAAAATCATTTGATAAAGATGGTTATTTAATTAATTCATATGACTGGTACTGTAGTAATGTAGGTGCTAAGTGGTGTATTATAGAAGAAATAGATAGTAATTATATAACAGGCTACACTGCTTGGAGACAGCCGCATGAGCTAGTAATAAATATTATGGAATATTTCGCAAATATGTATAATGTAGAACTAACAGCTAACATGACTTATGAAGACGAGTTTAGAAACTTTATGGGTAAGCAATACTATGAAATGGTAGAAGATAATGGCTGGACTGT